AACACACCATTTTACTGCTTGATTGTCAAAATATTCATCCGAGATAATGTCATGGATGTTTATTAGAAATTCTTTATGTGTTAATAGAGAGGATAATACCTTAATTTGAAAATCGTGTCCGTAAGCACTAAGAGAATTTAACGTCATTTATTTTTGTAACCTTTAAAATGTAAGAAATTATCCTTCAACCAATAATCTACGTTTTTGATCATTCCACCCAACTTATCTTCCTCGTACATTATAGTAAAGTTCTTAGAATTAAGCTCAGGTAGATCAGATTCAACCATATTGTTAATATAAGCTATGTCTCGTTCATCTACCATTGGTTTTGACAAATCCATAATCTTATAATTGGTCTCTAATCGTCTTTGATCTTGTAATATTCTTGAATATACTACATGGTCTTTAAATTTCCTAGCCGAAATTTCAAATATATCATCTAAAGTAAGTGGTTGGGTTTTTAGCTCGGGGAATTTTTTAAATATACCTTTATCGCCTAATCCTTTAACTCCTTGTACTTTATCGGAAGCATCCCCAAGTAGTGTTTTATATAATATAAAATTTTCAGCTAGCACATCAAATTTTTCTACTACGGTTTTAGGGCTGTAATATTCCTTTTCCATTGGACGATATACTACAACTTTATCATTTACTAGTTGGATAAAATCCTTGTCTGAAGAAACTATGAATACTGTGGAATTGTATTTTTTAACTAAATCCATAGATAACACCGCAATTATATCATCTGCTTCTACCTTATCAATGGCTAGGGTTTTAACAGGTAATTGCTTTAAATACTGGATTAAACGTACAATCTGATCAATTTTAGAATCATGTTCATCATCCAAATTATCAAATATTTCCCAGTTAGTTACCCTTTGGGTATGCCGCTCAGATTTGTACTCAGGGACAAGGTTCTTTCTATTGCTAGAGGACCCTGCCCCATCGAATACAACATAAACAGCAGTGGGATTAATTTGTTTAACCAAAGAACCTAATGAACGGAGGAACCCACCTAATCCCCCGACATGAATCCCATCGGGGTTTACCATGTTTAACATTGCAAAGTTTCTAAAGAATAGATTTAATCCATCTATCAATAAAACTCTATCGTGTCTTTTAGGTAAGGATTCGATCCCCTCCTCCTTGATATCATCAAGAAGTTTAAATAGTTCTTTATGTTTCATGTTATTCTGGTTCGTGTGCGAACTGAGATACAATATTTGCTGTTTCTTCGTTTTCTTCAATTATGGAGAAATCCCCACCACCTAAAATACGAGCCCATTCTTCGGCATACATGTTTTTGTATTCTTTGATAGCTTTTTCATCATCCATAATAAAACCATGTGGTGTCATGATAATCTTACCTCTGGTAGTAATACCATTAACGTGGTTTTTATCGATTTGAAGATTTGTACGTTTAGCAAATTCTACTTCTTTGCCATTTTTGATGGCTTTGATTTTGTTAGTGCCTGCAGACATAACATTTCCAAACGTGATTACAAAAGTTGCATCATACCACATTGCGTATCCACCTTTATTCATCAGTTTGGGCTGACCCATTGGTGATTCGGGTTTTAAAGTCCATACCTTATTTACTACCACAAGTGTATTAGTGTAAGGTGATGATTCTTTACGAGACATTACAATTTTTTGGTTTACGTTATTGCCAAATTGAGTTGACATAGCACCTGCGTTCCATTCATTATTATTTTTGTTAGAACGAATTGATAGATCACAAGGAATAGAACCAATACTGTCCCACAAAAACAACAGATCATATGGTAGATTACCTTTCTTCTGTTCATCCAATAAATCCATAATAAACGCTGCTACATCTTCAATAGAATTTAACGTTTCTCGATCAACGTAGATAAAATTACCTTCATAATCAATAACTTCATTTGTTTCTGGATCTCGAGTAATATTAATATCTAGTCCCATTTGCACGGCATGATCCCAGTTCCACTTCATTTCTGTAATAATGAATACGGGTAGAATACCATTAGTTTGGGCTGATACCGCTGCTTCAATCATTGCAGTTGTTTTACCTGTATCGGAATGTCCTCGGAGCATAACAATGTGACCCATAGGAATTCCAGGAATAGAGCTAACTTCTTGGAAAGCAGGAGATAAAGGAATCCATTGTTGATCTTTAAATTTAACGTTTTTATCTAAGCCCTTCTTGGTTTTGAATTTGCTTAGATCAAAGTTAGATTTAATTTCCGCGGACACTGCCGCGGAAAGTGATGTGTTTCTTTTTTTAGCCATAAATGTTAATCTTCGTCCTCAAACAAGGCGTTGAATTGGTCTCCTTTAGATTGTTTTACTTTAGTAGTGTTCAAGCTATAATTGGCTTGTTTTTTAGGTTGTGTTTCGGACTCTTCTTCCCAAGGTAACTTACTAACCGGAGCTTCATCCTCAAAGCTATCATTAGCCCCATCAATAATATCACCTTCTTCAGCCTCATCTCCAGGAGACAACCATTTTTCCAAGGCAGATTTCATTTCATCAAATGTATATTTCTTAAATGAATCTGTTGGATTAGGTTGTTCAGCTAACCAACTTTCTACTTGAGCTTTATTTTCACTCAATGGGGAGGTTTTCAACTTAACACGTACTGAAGATTTGTTGTATGGGGTACCAGTTGATTCAGGTCCTGAGGTTTCAACTGTAATGTCTCTACCATTTACAATATCGGTATAATCACCAATTTCTTCATCCATAGCTAAGCTTAGCAATTCCTCGTATACTTGTTTTCCAAACTGCCACAATCTAACACCCATATCTTCTTCACCACGTACAATTACGGGGGCAAAAATACGAGCTTTAGGGTCAAGTTTTTTAGCTAATACGAAATTTTCCTTGCTGTATTCGCCTCTAAGTTTTGCGGCAAATAGAGCAATCGGATCCTTTTCTCCAAAATTTGTAGGAGAAATCATAACTTTGTTTGTAATACCGTAATAAATTTTAAGTTCCGTGAATGGGTTTGATTTGTTAAAAGCCGAAGGAACAATACGGATTTGTTGTTTTCCTACCTTAGGGGACCAATAAATTTTAGAATAATCGGTTTTTTCCTTAGGTGATGATTTTTGTTGAAGACCATCTAACTTCTTTTTCAATAGTGATAAATCCATAGATATAACTGTTTATGTTTGTAACTGTAAATATAATAACTTTATTTAGGGAAAACAAATTAAAAAAAGCTCTCTTTCGAGAGCTTTAATTTTATTTTTTAGATTGAGCTGGGTAGGGGATTGGTGTTCCTACAGGATATGGAGTTCCTTCTGGAGCAGCCGTTACGGATGTTTGTCCGTTTTCGGTTGAAAATGGTTTACGTAATGGTACTGCCATATGATTAATTGGCCCGTAGCATTTGGATAGTAAAATACCATTTTCGGTTTTCCAAATTTCGCAAGGCATTTGGAACATATCACTCTCACTTGTAGCAGGAGAACTCATATCAATAATGAACTTACGATTTAAAGGTGCCATCATTTCCCACTGTTGGGATTCAGGATTAAACTGAGGGATAGTATCTGCAGGAGAGAAATACCAAAATAAAGACCACGTTGTTTTATCAGTTCCATCTGGTGTTGAAATATTATCTTTAGCACTAAATTCACCATAAGTTCCTCCTTCACCATACATTGCTGCACTATAAATTCCTGGTCCTTCTAGTACAGGACAAATTGCACATCCTTCATCGAATTCTTTACCTTGGATGGTTATTTTTTTTCCGGTTGGAACAGCCGCAGATGCACCACAAAATGCAAATTGACCAACTTGGATACTTAATACTTTTTCGGATTGAGGTTCAGTTTGACAACCTACTAATATTACCGCTAATAGAATAACTAATTTTTTCATTTTTTTTTTGTTTAAATTTCAATAATTTTAAGTAAATAAAGCTTTTAAAGCAGGATAGGCATTTACTATAGTTTCATCTCCTTTAGCTACTGTTTTTAATGCAGTTAAAGCTCCTGAAAACCAACTAGAATTAGATAACTGAGATATGGCATTAACACCATAACCCGCGGCCATACTCCCTACTACTAAAGCATAGACTGCCTTTGTAGTTAGATCTAGATTCTTTGGATCTTTTATAAATAAAGATAATACTCTTTTAATAGGTGTTTGAAAGGCTTTTTCATTATCATGTGCCCAGTGATAAACTTTATCAGCAAAATCTTCTCCTTTTTTCCAATTTAAGAGTTTTGCTAATTTAGCTGAATATTTTGATATAAATCCTACTAAAGCATTTGCTGTAAGAACTGTAGCTATAATAGTTCCTACTGCTTCTTTTAATTGTTCTGGATCTTTGCTTTTTAATTCTTTTTCCAAAGCACCTGCTATATCGTCAGCAGCATTTAAAAATTCTTTATCAAAAACTGCTTCTTGTTCTGAGGATTGCTCTTCGGTAAGATATTTTCTAAATACTTCTAACTCTTTCATATTTCTATAATTTTAAAGAGATCTGATAAATTTTTATATAAAGTATAATTTTGATATGTACTGTTTCTTTTGGAATTAAAAGTTGAAGGTTGTACTATTGTGAGTTTTTTATTAGGCATTTGAAGTAACACAAAATCATTTACCCCTTGATAACTCATAGCATACGAATAACCGGCATCTTCATCCTCTCCACCTTCATCTCCAAATTTTCTTTCACTTTTAAATGGGTTAAAATCCGATAATCTATATTTAGAAAAAGTATACCCTGAAGTAAATTTATAGCCTTTTTCTTCTAGAAATTTTGATAAAATATCCCAATCATCTTCTGAATTAACATAAAAAGCCCAACGTTCATCGGTATTGATTAATTGACCTTTATCATCAATTGCAAATGCCTCTTTTAAGAAATTTCTAAAAGCTTCAAGCTCTCTCATATCTCTATAATTTTAAAGATTTTTGTGTTTAGTTGGTTTAGCTCGTTATGCTGAGTAAGCAAAATACAATTCTTGTAGTGGTTCCAATTAATAGCAAATTTGGTATCAACAACACCACCATTCAACTTTTTAATTAGCTCGTTTAAAGCATTAATTGTATATAGTGTGTTTGATTCCTTCTTTCTGTGAACCAAAATTGTATTTTCAGGTATATAACTTACGTTTGCGTGTTCTACATTGTAGGTAATGACGTACTCCTCTTTACCTATAATTTCCAAAACAAACATTTTATTATATATAATACTGTACTTTGCTTTTATATCTTCAATTAGTACATCCAGATTTTTAGGGTCTGTAAATGTACAAAATAGCTTATTGTTCAAATCTTTTATTGTATTTAAATCCGTGATAACATCATATTGCGGATTATACATATTAGTTGCTCTTTCCAAAATCATAGTCATAACCTGTTTTTTCTTTAGTGTTTAGTTTGTATTTTTTAAATATATTTTGTATTTCTAGCATTTCATTCTGTTCATTTTCGTCCCAATCCAACAAAAACGAATCATATGTGTACAGAACCAATTTCGTATTCTTTCCCATTAAGATACGCAA